CGCCAGGGAGCCCCCCAAGTATAGTACATCTGGGGCCTGCCTCACTACATTCGGTTTTGAGGCCAGGGGGGAATTGGGGATGGTGCCGACACTCCAGTCCGGCTCAACACGAGTACGTGTTTCCTTACCAAGGTAACTGTCACGATCAGTTACCAACACCAAGTATAAGACGATTTCATATCTTGTCACGATCAAGATAGGTGTCTACTCCGCTACGCGAAATTTTTGAGGCAGGCGGAGAGCTGCCAGCTCGAAAGACAAACACACGCGGGTCCAGTCCCATCGGGACACCCTGTGCCGCCGTGCGGCTACTAGGAGGTTGAATGCCCGACGAACATGTACCTGCAACATTGATGAAACATAGTCCGTTGACCACCCCATGCGAGTGGCGGGGACCAGTTTCAGCCCATCGATCAGCTCTGAAAGCATGCCTTTCGTAAACGTTTCTGAACGGATAGTATACTCGTCATTAATAGGTGGAAGATGGTCGGGGTCGATCAGACGGTAGTCTGTCATGTTGTATCCCGCTGGGATGCGGCGAACAACCTGACTAACCTGGTCAGGGACCACGGTTAAGTCTACTGTACGGATGTTGAACAATGGTGTTGCTTGTTCGACTGGGACTATTTCCACTTTAGACGGCAATTGCTCTCGTTCTTGTTTCTCTGCTGTAGTTGGTTTTGTTTTCATAGTGGCTGTGATTGCTTTCATGCTAACCGGTCGTTTGAGGAAGTCTGAGTACTGTCCGGTTGCTTGTGTAGGATATATGGTGTGTGGTGGCCACGGAACATAATCTAATCGGCGCCACGCATCGAAGAAGGGCGAAACGCCGCCCCCTCCGAGGGAGCGAGGCGTCTCGAGCCACAATCGTAGTTGCATGGCCGATTTCTTTGTCTGGCCAATTAAGTCTTTGAAGATGGGAAGTTGATACACATCACAAGAAAGTCTATTTGCTAGAAGGGTCCACTGCGCGAGCCTTGCTGCGGCCAGTGTCTCTGTCTCAATAGTTTCATCGCCGACAGGATTTGCCCACAATAGCCCAGTCACGGACCGTGCGGGATAACCTGTCACTACTTGTTCTCCGTTGTGTGTTATCACTACTTTCCTTAGGAATTCATCATTCACCTTCGAGACGTAGAACTTCTTCGGATTGACTATAAAACCCATCAATACATAGCTAGCCCACACCAACACTGCTTCGATCATTGCTGCAAACTCCCAAGCATCGTCGTCCCCCTGACAGAACAGCATTAACGCTATCACGCCGGCAAAAACTTGTGCCATTAAAGCCGTGATGTAATTGATAACTGTATCCAGGAGGGCGGTCCAATACCAGCCTGAAAGTACCCCATTTCGGTATATTAGTGTTAGTGTGTACCAGCGGTGTGTGATCGGGTCCTGAAAGAACAAAACTACTACCGCGTTCTCGAGTGATTTGATTGTGATTAGAAAAACAAAGTCTAGACGGCTGTCAGGACAGAATTCCCACCAAGCACATAGTATCGTGAGTACTAAGTACTTTAGTTGTTGTTGGTCGAATTCTGACTGATCTAGCGGCATCCTTACACCTTGTATCATTGCGATACGTTCCCACATCTTCATCTGCTGCACCCGTGACATGACTATAGGTGAAACATCCCACCCCGCATACATCTTAGAGACGTAGACGTCGTGAAGATACTTCATTCTCAAGTACGTTTTCATATCAGCGGAGATGACTGCTCTGACCTTACCCACTTCTCGCTTTTGTATAACTTTGTGGTACGCCGGTTCTTCTGACTCGAACTCTTTGATCAGCTCTTCATCTGATGAGGACCAGGCGTATGCCCATTTAGTGTGGTCAACTCGTTCTGAGAGGTCATACTTGTGTCCACCGTGAACGAAGGACGAGCCTGAGCCGGCCCAAGTCGTTCGGTGTTTCAACCAGTCTTGATAAGGTACATATTCGACAATTTTTTCTCGTGTGGAGACGTGCTCGCGCAATAATCTGTCGAATTCTGTCATGAATGCTTCTGATGATCCATTTAGGAATTTCTCTTTTGGTGATATCCAGTATCTAACTTGTTCTTCAAAATCTTTTAAATCCTTTTCTTCTGTGTAATCTTCTAATCGTGAGAGATGTGCGAGGTATCGCCACTCCGGTGAGAAATCGCT